AGGATGTCCTCGCCTCCATTTTTACAAATTTCCCCTATGGGAGCGCTTATGGTTCAGCGCCTACCCACATTTCTACCCACATCCTAAATTGGCTCGGCTTTCACGCCTCGTGGCAGGCTGCTCTGCCAGTTTGCCAGCTCTTCTTCATCCCACGCCACGGCGCGCGCGCCGATCTGGACGGGCTTCGGGAACGTGCCGTTCTTGATGCGTTCATAGATGACGGTGCGCTTGATGCCCACCAGCTTGATTACGTCCGGCATGCGCAGGAAGCGTCGAGGGGTATTCATGGTTCTCTCCTTGGTCCTGTTGCGGTACTACTGAGGCACTACGTTCAATTGGGCTATGCAGGCGCGTAGTTCGGCGATCTCTGCCTCCATCGCGCGCTCGACGTCAGTTGGCGCATGCAGCGGAAAGTCGGCGGCCTGGCCAATGCGCTCGCGCCAGGTTTTGACCGGCACGACCGACACGCCTGCCAGCGGTGTGTCTTCCCAGTTCAGGGGCACATCCGGGCGCTGGTCGTCGCGGCGCTGGAGCTTATTCTTGCTGCCAGGGATAGATTTGCTCATTTCAGTTTTTCCAATCGCGTCGTGCTAAGATTTCGTGATGACAACTATTGTTAAATTTTTAAGCAACAAGTACGTGTTGGGGACCTTGTTGTTGAGCGGGGCCATTCTTGACGCAGTCCTTGTCGGGCACGCAAACGACCTCAGCAAATCGGATTGGGGGACATGGGTCGGCTCGATCGGGACGGTGGCGACGTTGGCCGGCACGATATGGCTGGCTACTGAAGGAGAACGCAAGCAGACGCGAAACTCTCGCGTCCTGGCCCGTCTGCATAGCGCAAGCATGCTCTTGCGGCTCGTACATGCCCAGGCTGCAGTTGTCAACGCGTACACCACGCTTTCGGTCGCGGTCGAGACTCCTATTGAGCTGGGTCCTGACCACCTCAGGGACATGCTGCACAGGTTCTCGTCGATCAATGTATGGCAGGTTAGTGACGTGGTGCCATTGATCGCGCTGCCCGATAACACCGCAGTAAAGTTGGCGCAGGTTGCCGACCACTTGGTCACCGTCAGGCAGCTCCTCGAGAACACCATCCGGCATTACCCTGGCCTCAGCCACGAAGAACGGACGGATTTCGCTATCACCTGCTACATCATGCTGTCCAAAACACGCCGATTTCTGGACGAATCGCTGGCCGTCTGCAACGGCGCCGTCACCCCTCATTAAAAAAAGGGCGGGGTTCATGCGGCCACCTGCGTGAGCTGATGTTCGTGCGCGAAGTTCGCGCGGATCAAGGCTTCCGAGATCGGCGGGCATACGCTGTTTCCGCACATACGCACCTGGGCCGACTTCGTCAGCGGCACGCGCGGGAGCTGCAGCGGATCGGCCGCGACCTGTTCGCCGTTTGCGAACAGCAGCGCCGGATCGGGGATCTCCTCGATGACGTAGTTCGCCGGGAAGCCTTGGGCCCGGTACAGCTCGTGCGGCGCCAGCATGCGCAGGCCGATGTCGACGATCTCGTAGTCGACGCCCTGGATCGTCACCAGGCCGAAGCGGTCCCTGGTGGTGACGGTATGCAGCGGTTCCTCGAGGCGCGGGTCCTGATCGGCGCCATAGTACTTGACCAGGAAGGCCCGTACCTCGGCGTGGTGCTGGCCGCCGGCGCTGACGGTATGCAGCGGCTCGTTGACGGCTGCGGTGCTGCTGGTACCGCGTAGCTTCACCAGCGTGGACGTTACGACGGATTGTTGCGAGCCGGACGACGTCAACGTCGAGACCGGTGCGTCAACCGGGCGGCCAGCCTTGACGCCAGTCCGTTCCTTGTTGTGCTGCGCCATGAACGCCGTCACCACGGCCGTATCGCCTTTCGTCGCGATCGTCGCGGTCGGTTCGTTAGCGCCGCGTCGACGGGTGTCGCCGGCAAGGCCGCCGACGCCCACCAGCGAGGCCAAAACGAGCCCGAAGTGCCCGCCCTTCACCTGACCGCAGATCGTGCGCATCGGCTCGTCGGCAGCGAACACGCGCTGCGTGCTGGCGTTGGCGTGCTCGTTCAGGAAGGCGCTGACCAGCGCGTGCTTGCCGCCGCTGTCCACAGTGCCCAGCGGCCGTTCGATGTCGAGCGCGTGCGGCGACTGGCCATCGCGCTCGCCGTAGCCGGTCTGTACCAGCGTCGGCGTGATTAGCGCGCGCTCCCTGCGGTTCGCGCCGGTGACGGTGCGCATCGGCTCGTCGACGGCCTCGACGCGGTCCGCGCCCTGATGCGTGAGCGGCACGATGAACGGGTTCGCGGCGTCGACGACATAGCGCATGATTCCCTTCGCGATCCGGCGCAGCGTGGCCTCCGCCAGCGGACGCTTGCGGTCAAAGATCGATGGGCATGGCAGGGACCAGTCGATGCACTCGGCTGCCGTGCGGTGCGGTTGTAGCAGGCCGGCCAGCACCGCAGGCGTGGCCGGCGCGCCATGGGTCGGCGCCGGCCAGGAGATCGGCAGATGGTCACGCCGCGCGATCAGGAAGAAGCGCTTGCGGATCGTCGGTGCGCCGAAGTCGCAGGCGCGCAGCTCCCGCCAGTCGACGGTGTAGCCCTGGCTGCGCAGCTGGCGCACGAAGCTGCCGAAGGTCTTGCCCTTCCGCTTCGGGTCCGGGCGCGCCTTGCCATCTTCCCCAATGATCACCGGGCCCCAGGTTTTGAATTCCTCGACGTTCTCCAGCATGATGACGCGCGGCTTGCACTTCGCGGCCCAGCGCAGCGCCACCCAGGCCAGGCCGCGGATCCGCTTCTCGACCGGCGCGCCGCCCTTCGCCTTGCTGAAGTGCTTGCAGTCGGGCGACAGCCAGACCAAGGCGACCGGCTGATTGTTCGTGACCTTGATAGGATCGACATCCCAGACGCTTTCGCACAGGTGCTTCGTGTACGGGTGGTTTATCGCGTGCATCGCCAGCGCTTCCGGGTCATGGTTGATCGCAATGTCGACCGGGCGGCCGAATGCGGCTTCCAGACCCGTGCTGGTGCCACCGCCGCCGGCGAAGTTGTCGATGATCAGTTCGCTGCCCAGGTCCAGGCCCATCGTGAGCAGGTCGCGCTTCATGCGGCTGCCCTTTCCTCAACCTGGCGCGGTACCGGCGCCGCCGGCAGTGGCATCCAGTGTGTCACGCGCTCGCGGGTGATCGGCATGGCGTCGATGTAGCGCCAGGTGCCGCCGTCGCGGTAGCCCGGCCAAACGTCGTCATCGTTGAGCGCGAGCAGCACCAGGGTGTCGTCGTCAGGCAGCGCCTCGGCTGCGTCATTCCAGGTTACGGTGATCATGCTGCAGCCTCCTGGCGCGCTGGCCCGAACAGCGCCGCCACCAGGGCGTCGCGCCACATACCGACCTGGCGCGCCGGCACGATCCTGGCCGGGCTCGCGAATTCTTCGCCGCTGCCGATCATCCACAGCTCGCGGCCGCAGTTATCGCGCTCCAGAGTGCGCCGTGCGTCACCCGTCGCTTCCAATCGCCGCAGGTATTCGCTTGCGGTCGGGCGGCTGATGCCCAGTGCTTCGGCGATGTCCGGCCCGGACATGCGCTGCACGGCCAGCAGCTCAAGGAGGCGCTCAAGACGCGCGTCGCGCTCGGCCGCCATCTCGTCAGGCGAGAGCTGGCGGGTCCCATTGTGTCGTGCAGAGGTTTTGGTGTTGGTGGACATATCTACGGGTCGTTCGTGGTTATTCGTCGAGGTCGTTGGCCTGCAGCTTCTTTAGGTCGACCTGGGCGCGGCGCCGCATGTGCCGACGAGCGACAGCGCGCAGGACGATCTGGAGGGTAGGGTGCTGGAGCATCGCGTCGAGGGAGGCGGTCACGCACAGCATGCGGTGCGCGATCTCGAGCGCAGCGCGGTCGGGTTCGGCGCTGACCATCTCAACGCACGCCGGCAACGACGGTGATGCTGAAAGGCTGGTCGCCCAGCAGGTCAGCAGTCAGCAGGGCGGCGCCGACGCTCGAGACAGCGAGGGCGCTGAAGGTAATGCATGTGGTTGCGGTACGTACGGTGATGAGGAAGGGACGGCGCATTGTGCTCTCCAGTGTGCGGCTCGACCGGTGTCGTGCCGTGTTTGCGTAAAACGCATATTACGCACCGATAAATTATGCGTCAAGCGCAAACTTGCGCCGTTGAGGTGCTTGCGTGATCGATGCACTGCCCGGGGGTGAAGGCCGTCGTTGTGTTTCGACAACAAAAAAGCCCGCGGCGTGCGGGCTTGTTGGGGAGCTGGAGGGAGGTTAAAACGTAATTTTCTGCAGGATTCGGCCTGAAGCCTTATTGAACAACCACACTTGTATATCGTCCATAATTAGAGTATCTCCTGACCAATAAGCCTCATGAGGACTATCAATTGTCGGTTTTAGATAATCTGAATATTTAACCCAATAAGGTTGGGATAATCTGCCAATATATAAAACCCCGATATTATCCTTGGTGTTGCGCGCTTCTGTCGGTGGCATCGTCACCGATGTTTTATAATCTGAAAACTTAATAGGCGAGCCAAATTGTGGAAATGCTAGAGCACAGGAGTTCAAATGGCTTTTCTTAACGTCGACTATTTTTCCGTAAGCGTTGGACGCTGAGTAGGTCGATTGTGAAGTAACTTTTGACGTGATCAGGACAGAAGTTATTGGGGACGAATTAACAAAAATTTTTCCAGAAGATGGATGACCGCCGATCCAAAGAGTTTCAGTATCGGCATTATATTGCGATGTGACGCTCGGATCTTCTTCTAAAAAAGCGAGATAGCCGCCGAGCATTACTGAGCCGATTAGCGGCCTCGTGGCAAGCTTGGCGATTCTCTCTTGGAAGGCTGCCGTCGTCTCGTATTCGTCTTTCATGGGGTTCAGCGACAAGACGGCCTTTGCGATGTCGCTGCAGCTGTGCCCAAGGTAATGGTTCGGTAGAGCTTCGCTGTTCACGTCAAATGGCGTGGTAGCGTAGGCAAGCGACTGGTCAGCGGCAAGGTTTGCTTTAGTTTTCTTTTGTGTCGGCGCGCCCGTCGTGCTTGCCGCGAACAGCGTCAATGCCAGTGCCAGCGCAAATGATTTCTTCATGTTCTCGTTTGGCAGTGTTGCTTTAAAATGGGGGGTCAAGCTCTACAGCCTCAGGTATCTCAAGCCATTCGATTTCGTCGCGCTGTGCAATTAAATCGAACAAATGTGGGGTGGCGTCAAATTGAGCAATAGCTTTCGCATTTATCCATTGTCCCTGATCGGCGGCAACCAGCATAACTGGATATTGAAACTGAAACTGAAGATCTGCGATCAGTTGTTCGCTCTGTTCACTAGTCAACTGACGTTTCTCTACAAGTACAACTGCGATCCGCGCGCCGCGCAATCGCTGAATCGAATACAGCATTAAATTCTTTCACTTTCCTTCTTCACGATTCGTCCGACAATAATGCAGTCATTACCGCTGCATTGGCGACGATAGTGTTTACGCTGATCAGGATGGTCAGACGTCAACCACCACTGTCCGGCATCCCGCGTGAGACGCTTGATTACCGGCTCGCCTTCATAATTTACCGCGTATACTTCGCCAGCCACGAGCTTGGTATCGGCTAGATTGACGATTACCAGATCACCTTCATATAGAGAAGGCTCCATACTCTCGCCGCGTATGCGAACAGCGACCAGCTTGTCCCTACGATAGCCACGTTTTTGAATCCAGTCCGTTGGGACCGTGGTCCGCGAGCCGTCAAATGGTTCGGGTTCGACTTCCACACCGCTGATCCCCGCAGTGAGCCTCAAACGCACCTCTGGAATAACCGTTAACTCGGGGCTCTCCATCTCGACTACCTGAACAGGTGTGTACGTCTCTACCGAGAGCCCGCGCGTTTGCTCAGGGTTCATGAGTAGCGCCCGCTGCTCCTTGTCCTTCGCAAACAGAGCGGCGACAGGAACATCCAGCGCCTTCGCGATCCTGCTGATCACCTGGTCACTGTATCCCTGCTGATCTCGCTCCAGGCGAGACAGATTTCCTACATCGCTACCAATCTCTGCTGCGAGCTGGTTGAGCGTCAGGCCGCGCTCCTTGCGAAGCGTCCGAATTGTTGAGCCGATTGTCATTTGAGCATCCTCGGCCAAACTTGCGGCTGACGCAAAGCGTATTGCGCAAATTTGCGAGCCGTCGTAATATGCGTCGTACGCAAATTTCTTACTATTTCCCAACATGAAATCACCTCTTCGCCAGATTCGCGAGCGCAAGGGCCAGACCATCGTCGAGGTCAGCCGCGCAGTATCGATCGACCCAGGCAACTTGTCGCGTGTGGAAAACGGAAAACAAAAAGCATCGACGGAATTGGCTGAGAAATTAGCACAGCATTTCGATAACGAAATCAGCGAGATGCAGATTCTGTATCCAGATCGCTTCATGCCACCCATTGTCGGCGTGCCAAACAGTCCTGTGGACCAGTGATCGACATTGTCCAGCTATTAATTTTTTCAGGCATCATTTTTTAGTAAGGCTTTCGCATGAACCACCTCGACGCTTTCCACCAGACCGTGCATGCTGCTCCCGGCGGCTGCGAATCGCTCGCCCCGCGCATGGGTATGTCGGCCACGATCCTGCGGAACAAGGCCAACCCAAACAGCACCACCAACAAGCCGACGCTGGACGACGCCGACCGCCTCATGGGCATCACTGGCGACTATTCAGTCCTGCACGCGCTCGCCCAGAATCATGGTTTCGTGTGCACCAGGATCGACGAGCAGCCGGCCAGCGATATGGCGGTGCTGGAAGCGACCACGGACATCTGGTCGAAGCTGGGCGACCTGGGCACCGAGGTGCACAAGGCGCTGGCCGATGGCCGCATCGAGCAGCACGAGCTCAAGAGCATCGAGACCGCAACCTTTGCCGCATTCCGCCCGATGATGCAGCTGCTGGCGCGCGTGAACGGCATGGCCGAGAAGGCGGGAAATTGATGGACCTGTCGATCTCCGTTGTCACCCCTGACATGCAGTTCGATCGTGGCGCCCAAGCCTACGACGAAGGTCGCGGCGTCCACGATCACTACATGAACCCCGGCGCGCCGGCAATCCGCGACTGGCAGTACGGCTGGCACACGCGGCGGGTCGAGCGCTCCCGCGCAAACGCGTGCCAGGCCGCCCAGCGCGCGGCCGAGGCGGCCGCCTCATGACGGCCCGCGAGACCGGAACGTTGCCGGCGCCGCTTACTCCTGTCGACTGCGACCTGCGCGACTTCGCGTTCATGCCTCTTGACGTCGTCCGCCTGCGCGACAGTGACCTGGCGGTAACCTCCGAGGCCGACGAGTTCCGCTGTGCGGTCCTGCTGTGGTGTGCGTCCTGGCACCAGGTACCCGCTGCCAGCCTGCCCGATGACGACAAAGCCCTGGCCCAGTATGCCGGCTACGGCCGCGTCGTGAAGGAATGGCTGAAGGTGCGTGCTGGTGCTCTGCGCGGCTGGGTGAAGTGCGCGGATGGCCGCCTGTACCACGCCGTCGTCGCCGAGAAAGCAAACGAGGCTTGGCTTGCAAAGCTGCGACAGCGCCTGAAAACGGAGTGCGCGCGCATCAAGAAGCACAACGAGCGGCACGGGACAAAGCTCCCGTTCCCTGAGTTCGATGCATGGATGGGCGCTGGCTGTCCCGTGGGACAACCGCTGTTTGTCCCTAGCGACAACCTGAAGGCGTCGCCGGGACAGGGTGAAGGTGTCGGCGGGGACAACGCCCAGAAGTCGCAGGGAACACCCGATGGTGTCGCAAGCGAAAGCGACTCCAAGGGACAGGGAGAGGGACAGGGACAATCTATAAATTCCCCCAAACCCCCTGACGGGGGCTCCAAGGGCCGGGCTCCCCGGATCGAGTTGAAGACCTTCCTTGAAGACTGCAAGGCGAAGGGCGAGCGTCCGGTGCGTGACTACACGCCGCTGTGGAACTACGTGAAGGATGCCCACCTCCCGGTCGATTTCGTCTCCCTGGCGTGGGTCGAGTTCATGCGTCGCTTCGGGCCAGGCGGCGTCAAGGAACGGAGCAAGCAGGCGAACTGGCGCCAGGCCTTCCGCAACTACGTCGAGCGCAACTACCTCAAGCTGTGGGCGATCGATGCCAACGGCGAGTACTTCCTGACCACCCAGGGCAAGCAAGCCCAGAAAACCGCTGAATCGAAAGAAGCTGCATGAGCAACGACATCAAGCCCCCACCGCATAGCGTCGAGAGCGAGCAGAGCGTGATCGGCGCGCTGTTGCGGGACAATGACGCGGTCGATCGCCTGGGCGACCTGCGCGCCGAGCATTTCTACCTGTCCGACCACGCCGTGATCTTCCGCGAACTGATGCGCAACCTGCACGCAGGGCGCAGCTGCGACGTGATCTCGCTGGGCGACGCGCTGCGCGGCCAGGTCGCCGACTGTTTGCCTTACCTGAACAAGATGGCGCAGAACACGCCGTCGGCGGCGAACATCGGCCGCTACGCCGCGATCGTGCGCGACAAGGCCATGAAGCGCGGCCTGATCCGGCTTGGCCGGGAAATGGCCGAGGCTGCGGCCACTTCTCCGGACGAGTCCGCGGCCCTGGTCGACCAGGCCTCGTCGCAGCTGGAGAAGCTGGCGCAGGCGCGCATGCGTGTCGAGCCGACGCTGGCCAGGGACGACCTGACCGCGCACATCGAGGAGCTGCAGCGCCGCGAGAGCGGCGAGGTCAAGGCGATATCGACCGGGTTCCCGGCCCTGGACGACAAGCTGAACGGCGGGATCCGCCGCGGCGAGCTGATCGTGCTGGCCGCGCGCCCGAAGATGGGCAAGACCGCGCTGGCGCTGAATATCGCATGCAATGTGGCATTCGACCACTCGGCGCTGGTCCTGTCGATGGAAATGCCGAAGTCGCAGCTGCACGACCGTAACCTAGCCAGCCTGGGGCGCATCCCACTCGAGCACGTCCTGAAGCCTACGATGATGACGGAGGGGGACTGGGCCGGCTTGACCAACGCCATGGTGAAGATCGGCGGGATGAAGCTGCACCAGGATGACCAGGGCGGCCTGCGCCTCATCGATGTCCGGATGAAGGCCAAGCTGGTCAAGCGCAAGCACGGCTTGGACCTCCTGGTGGTCGATTACCTGCAGCTGATGGACGGCGACGGCGACAACCGCAATGCGCAGATCGAGGGGATCACGCGCGGCCTGAAGGCGCTGGCCAAGGAGCTGGGCATCGGGATCCTGCTGCTGTCCCAGCTGAACCGCAAGCTCGAAGAGCGGCCGAATAAGCGCCCGATCCCCTCGGACCTGCGCGACTCCGGGTCGATCGAGCAGGACGCCGACGCCGTGGTCTTCCTGTACCGCGACGAGGTGTATAACCCGGATAGCCTTGACATCGGCGTGTGCGAGGTCGACGTGGCACTATGCCGCCAGGGCAAGCCCGGCCGCGTCGCGCTGGCGTACGTGGGCGAGCAGGTACGGTTCGAGAACCTGGACCGCGCATGGGCACAGCCGAAGCCGACCGAACGCCGCGCGAACCGCGGACTGGCGGCGCACCTATGAGCGCGACCGTGTTCAAGAAGGGCAGGATCTGGCACTTCCGCTTCCAGGTCGCCGGCGCCCGCGTGCAGCGTAGCACCCGGATGACCAGCAAGGCCAAGGCGGAAGAGATTGCCGGCCGCGAGTACGCCGCCGCGGTGGTGCGCGCCAACGGCGGCGAGCCGGTACCGACCCTCGACGAGCTGGCGCACGCCTGGATCGTTGTCCACAGGCCGGTATCGAGCAGCGCGCACGTCAAGAGCGTCGAGACGTTCCGGCGCCTGCACATGTACAAGCTGGGCGCCAAGCCGATCGGCGACATCACGACCGAGGACGTCGAGCTGGCGCGCATCGAGCACCTGGCCACGCACAAGCCAGCCAGCGCGAACCACTGGCTGCGGATCCTGAAGCTGCTCACGATGTGGGCGGTCAAGCGCGGCATCCTGGCCTCGTTGCCCTGGAAGGTCTCGATGCTCAAGGTGCAGAAGCGGCCGCGCGCCATTCTGCCGCTGGACGTGGCCCGGGCCTGGTTCGATGCCGTCGACGAGACCACCAAGCGGCTGCCGGCGATCGGCACCGCGGTGCGCCTGATGTTCGGCCTGGGCCTGCGCGAGAGCGAATCGCTGACGGCGCGCTGGGAATGGATCGACTGGCAACGGCAGACCTACACACCCGGGATCACGAAGGGCAGGGAAGCCGAGCCGGTACCGATGCCGGCATGGCTGCGCGAGCACCTGGAACCGGGCCGCCGCACCGAGGGGCTGATCGTGGCCAAACCGGACGGCCAGGCCTTCGCGCCCGGGTTCGCGCGCCAGGCGATGCAGCAGGCGAATCGGGCGTGCTCGATCAAGGGCATTACGCCGCACCGGCTGCGCGGCACGTTCGCCACGCTGCTGTCCGAGGCCGGGGTGCCGATCCAGACGATCCAGAAGGTGATGCGTCACAAGAACTTCGCCACCACGGTCGGCTACCTGGAGAAGAACATCGGGCTGGCCGCGAAGGCGCAGGAACAAATCGGCCAAATTGCCGGGTTCGGGCGGCGCGAAAGTGGCGCGCACCTCGGCATAGCGCCCGCCAATACGGGCGCTGCAAATGATTAGTGATCATCGGATATAAGCCATGCACCGCTCGAACCCCGACGAAATCTGCGCCATGTGCGACGAGTTCACCCTCAAGCAGGCGGAGCCCGCGAAGGCTGCCACCGGCCAGGGCCTGTGCCTGGTCGCCGAGCAGGGCAGGCCGCTGCACCACGTCGACTGGCACGGCCGCACATGCGTGTCGTTCCGCCTCGACCGCGAGAACCTGACCCTGCGCCGGCAATACGTCGCTCAGCAGCGCGGCACCAATGCAACAACCGAAGAAGGAGGCGAACAATGAAACAAGCCTTGGCCCAGGTGCCGGTTGCGCGCGCCAAGTACCGCGCGCGCAAGGTCGAGCAGGGCGGCGAGAAATTCGACAGCCAGAAAGAGGCGCGCCGCTGGGGCGTGCTTCAGCAGCTGGCCACCGCCGGCGAGATCACAGAGCTACGCCGCCAGGTCGCGTTCGTGCTGGCCCCGGCCGTGAAGCTGCAGGGAGAGGCCCGCACGAAACCGGCTCTGCGCTACATCGCCGACGCCACCTACCGGCACGCTGGCCAGCTGGTGGTCGAGGACGTGAAGAGTGCTCCGACCAGGAAGACTGCCCTCTACCGCGCGAAGAAGCACCTGATGGCCACCGTGCACGGCATCCACATCAAGGAGATCTGAACGATGAAAGCCATCGAGAATACGAACAAGGAAGTAGTGAAGGATGCACGGCTATTTTAGCTGTGCCATCTCCACCAAGGCCCCGACAATGTAAAAGGTCCCGAAGAAAAAAATCATACAGGTTACAGCTGATACATACGCTGCCGCATGAAACGTTTTTAGACGGAGACGAGCCATTCTTGTATTTGCACGCTCGTCGCGCGCAGCGACGCCTGAAAATAGAAAGCCGAGTAAGTCTCCGATGAATCCCGCTGCGATACCGAAAGTTTGAACCAGCGTGAGGATGAAGAACCATAGCAGCCAGATTGCCCATAGCACGGCTACAAAGCGGAAAACGAACGTGCCGATTGGATCCTTTTGTTCATGAAGCCAGATAAATCTAATCGCAAACGAATAGGCGACAACCGTTAAATATGCCCGAAGATTGTCAGACATATCTTTGTGCGTAGGAGAGTAATCCTGCTTTATACCGAGATACTTCTCCCCGATGTCCTTACGTGTGGCTTTTTCCATATTTGGTACTGATGCCTTTCAATTGTTGTCTATAAAAAATGCTAACACTGCCTGACGTTTACTCACAACAATGTGAAAAATAAACATTCCTTTAGGAAAATTTCTTGGTTGAATATGGTACGCTGGGAGGGTCGTGTTTCGGAGAAAGTAAAATCATGGGGTTTGCAGATCGCTACATCCACGCACTGAGCGCATCGAACCTCAAGGACGATGCGCTTCATCATCAGGCCGAACCGCTGCTAGCTGCGGCCTTCGCTGCGGCCAGCGTTAGCGGCAACCTCGGGCCGCTCCTGCATCGCGTGAAATACGCCAGCGGCGCGGCTCGTACGGCGTTCGAAGGCAATCCAGGCAACGTCGCCCAGTTGCTGCGTTTGTGGATTGCCGAGGTGACGAAACGCGGTCGCGCGCGCCGGTGGGTGCCGGAGAACACGGCATGGGATGCTGACGCAGCTCACAAACTGTACCGACTGGTCGCCGAGCACTCGCTGGCCCACTGGCTCGACGATAATTGCGGGTCGTGCGATGGTACGGGCATCGACACTACGATGTCCTGCAATACGTGCGGCGGTAGCGGCAAGGCTGAGCTGACGCTGGCCGCAGGCTTCGTCCGCGAGCACACGCTGGATATGGTCAGCGAGCTGAGTAACATCGCTGACAACCACGCCGCGCGCGCGGGATCGAAGCTGCGCGCGCCAGCATAAATCAGTATTCGAGCTCAGCAGTTCGTTGTAAACTATAGCCCTACATTCTTCCGGCCTCGTAATGTGCGCACCGCGCCACCGATAACCGGAACTTGCGACAGCACCCCAGCCATTGAGTGCTCTCGCACGCCCCAAAATTTCACGAGCCCTGCGATCAGCGATGACGTGGGGCTTTTCGTTACCGCGTCTCCTGCTCGTGGTCGTTGCCAACCGCTCCGAGCTTTCGCCCGCCTTGCGCGGGCTTTTTTATTCGAGAGGCCCACATGCCTGAAGCCGTCGAACAGACTCTTGTGATCGTCGTCACATTACCTCGCCCGGTTACCAAAGAACTGCGCGCTGCCGTACGGGATGAGCTGCAGGCGAATCTGCCGTCTTATGTTCTCGTTGTGATACTGGATGCAGGTATGACTGCTGACGCTTTCCCCATGTCACAGCGTCAGAACGCTACGTCGCTCATCGAGCTAGCACAAGACGACACGCAGGCAAAGATCCTGACCGAACTCAAGGCGCTGCGGGCTGAACTCAGCGCGCAGCATGAGCGCATGAATGTTCTCGGACTTAGGGTCGTCACGGAATAAGGTCAGCGACCTCTTGGATTCTTCGCAACGCCTCTGGAACAAATTCTGAAATTGGGTGATCGGCAAGCCATTGGTCACGCTTTTCGTTCCGATTAGGGTCATCCGCGTCTTTGAGTGACTGCCAGAGGGTGCCAGCTTCGGTTTGCCTAATGCCGCCAGCGAGGTCACGAACTGCGGCAGCGAACAACATTTTTTGATAGTCCATCTAATCCTCATGCTTGTTGTTGTGTGGAAATGACAAGATAGCATGAAGGTTTGCCGCTAGTTGCAGAAATGCATTGGCGGCTTTTTTATTCCCGAGGTGCGACATGCGTGCAGTCCCGCTGCTGAGGGTAGAGGTCGACGGCACCATCATCACCAGGCCCGGTGTACTCGACGTGATGCTGTGCGACCGCACCGGCAAGCCGAGCGTCGTGCACCTACGGCCCGAGCTGCAACCGGGCGAGGTCCTGGTCGAGCGCGCCGGCAGCATCCCCGCCATCATCAAGGAACAACCATGCAAAGCTTGAAACTGATCTACCGCGACCAGATGATCCGCGCCGTGGTCGGTACGAAGCCGGCGGTAATGGCTAAGGAAGCCGACATTACTGCGCTCGATCGCTTCTGCCAGCGCCTGGTCGATGCGGAGGAAGCCATCGGGCTCTTGGTCGCCAAGGGCTACGGCATCCCCAGCCAGTCGCTCGCCGATCTGGTGCGCCCTCTCCCGAGCGTGAAGCTGCCCTGATGGTCTGGGGCACGAAGTCGCGCCACGAGCGCGGCTATGACTACGCCTGGGTGAAGCTGCGAAGGCAGATCTTGGCGCGTGACGAAGGCCAGTGCCAGCGGTGCAAGCGCGCCGGCCTCACCATGCTGGCCCAGGCTGTCGACCACATCGTCAGCAAAGCCGAGGCCGCGCGGCGGCGCTGGACCCGCGAGCAGGTCGACCATCCATCGAACCTGGAAGCGATTTGCGAGCCCTGCCACTTGGTGAAGACGGAGGCCGAGCAGGGCAAGACGAAGCGCGCGCCGAAGCGCGGCGTCGGCCCGGACGGCTGGCCGGCGTGAACCGATGATGGTTCGGTGGACGGAACCGCTACTTCAGTGATTGAAAAAGGCAGAGATCTTCGGAATCTGCACGAACCACAGGTAAGCAGCTGAGCCAACAGCGATTGTCAGGCCAAAGAGTTTCGTCTTGATCGAACTGTTTCTTTGCTTACGTGAGGGGTCTGGCTCTCCGCATTTCGGACAAACCGGCGCTTTTGCGGAGACTGGGTTATTGCATTCGGGGCAAGAAATGAGAGACATAGGAAGGTCAAGTAGTGAGGGATCGCCACTCTAACATTTCCGTGCGGCAATGTTCAAGATGTGTGGCGGCGAGATAGGGAGGGGGAGGCAAAATCTCTGTGGCCTTTCCACATAGGGACCGCTCGGTCCCTCTTTTCGCACAACCGCGAAATGGAACTTTTTTTCTGGGAGGTCGCGATGGCCGGACGGCGCCCGACACCAACGGCGCTGAAGCTGGTGAAGGGCAACCCCGGCAAGCGCGCCATCAACAAGAAGGAACCGAAGCCGCGCGCGAAGGCGCCGACCTGCCCGTCGCACCTCAGCCCGAAGGCGAAGGCGGTCTGGAAGAAGCTGTGCACGCTGCTGGGCAAGATGGGGGTGATGACCGAGGCCGACGGCCTGGCGCTCGAGCGGCTGTGCGACTGCTACGCCGACATCCTGGCCTGCCGCGAACTGATCGAACTCGACGGCCGCACCTACAAGACCATCGACATGAATGGCAACACGCTGGTGAAGAACAATCCGGCGGTGAACCAGCTGCGCGCGGCCGACGCCCAGTTCAAGAGCTACCTGGTCGAGTTCGGGCTGACGCCGGCCGCTCGATCGAAAGTGAACGTGAATCCCGATGACGACGAAAAGGAAGATCCGCTCGGCGGATATTTCAGCTGACCCGGTTACCGAGTACGCCCGCGAGGCCGTGGCCGGTATGCGGATCGCCGGCCCGCACGTGCGCGCCCAGTGCGCGCGCCACCTGGCCGACCTCGAGCACGGCGCCGCGCGCGGTCTGGTCTGGGACCTGGCCGCTGCGCTCAAGGCGATCGGCTTTTATGAGAACGTGCTCAAGTTGAACGGGGGTGACTTCGAAGGCCTGCCGTTCAAGCTGCTGCCCTGGCAGAAGTTCGTGGTCGGCAGCATCTTCGGCTGGAAGACCGACGACGGCTACCGGCGCTTTCGCGTCGCCTACGTCGAGACAGCCAAGGGCAGCGGCAAGTCGCCGCTGGCGGCCGGCGTCGGCATGAAGGGGCTGGTGGCCGACGGCGAGCCGCGCGCCGAGATCTACGCCGCGGCGACGAAGAAGGACCAGGCGATGATCCTGTTCCGCGACGCGGTCGCCATGCACGACCAGTCGCCAGAGCTGCTTAAGCGCCTGACGAAGAGCGGCACCGGCGAGAAGGCCTGGAACCTGGCCTACCTGCAGACCGGCTCGTTTTTCCGGCCGATCAGCAGCGACGACGGCCAGTCCGGTCCGCGCCCGCACGTCGCTCTCGTCGACGAGTTCCACGAGCACAAGACCGCCACCGTGCTGGAGATGATGCGCGCGGGTACGAAGAGCCGGCGCCAGGCGCTGATCTTCATCATCACCAACTCGGGCGCCAGCCGGAAAACGCCGTGCTGGAATTACCACGAGTACGCGGCCCGGGTCGCCGCCGGCGAACTGCTGGACGACTCGTTCTTCCCCTACGTGTGCGCGCTGGACGATGGTGACGATCCGTTCGAGAGCGAGGAATGCTGGCCGAAGGCGAACCCGAGCCTGCAGGACGCGAACCTGCCCGGCTACAAGTACATCCGGGAGCAGGTCACGCAGGCGCGCGGCATGCCGTCGAAGGAATCGATCGTGCGCCGGCTGAACTTCTGCCAGTGGACGGACGCCGAAAGCCCTTGGATCAGCCACGAGATCTGGAAGGGCGCCCAGCTGGAGTACGACGTCGAACAGTTGCGCGGGCGCCGCGCCGTGGCCGCGCTGGACCTGTCCAGCACCACCGACCTGACCGGCCTGGTGTTTCTGGTCGAGCCGGTCGCGCCGGCCGAGCCCTGGAAACTGGTCCCGTTCGCCTGGCTGCCGGACGCCGACCTCGAGCGGCGCGCGCAGCAGGACCTGGTGCCGTACGTCGAATGGGTGGCCGAAGGCCTGCTGCATACCACGCCCGGCCGCGCGATCAGCAAGCGGATCATCCTGCAGAAACTCTCGGCCATGTGTGACTTCTTCGAGATCGTCGCGTGCGGTTATGACCGCTGGCGGATCGAGGATCTACAGCAGCTCGCTGCCGACGATGGCATCAGCCTGCCGCCGATGGAAGCGTTCGGGCAGGGCTACAAGGACATGAGCCCGGCGATCGAGACGTTCGAAACGATGCTGCTCAATGGCGAAATCGCCCACAACGGGCACAAGGTGCTGACGATGTGCGCCGGTAACGCGGTCACCGACCAGGACGGCGCCGGCAATCGCAAGCTGGACAAGGAAAAGGCCACCGGCCGCATCGACCTGATCGTCGCCGCAGTCATGGCGGCCGGCCTGGTAACCCGCGCGGCCCAGCCGACGAAATCATTTTGGGACACAGATTGAAGATCCTCGACCGCATCTTTGGCCGCAAGGCTGCCCAGCTCACCTATGACCAGATCGCAGACCTGATCGACGGTGGTGGTGGCAAAGTCATTGCTGGCATCCACGTCAGCGCGAAAACGGCGCTGCAGGTGGCCACCGTGCTCGCGTGCGTGAAAGTGATCGCCGACGGCTGCGCGACGCCCAACCTCGCCGTGTTCCGCGAGAAGGAAGACGGGCGCCGCGAGCGCGCCGTCAACATCCCGGAATACCGGCTGCTCGCGCGCCGGCCGAACGAATGGCAGACGTCGCTCGAATGGCGGCGGATGATGACACTGCACGCGGCGCTGACCGGTACCGGCCTGTCGATCAAGGTCCGTGGCGACAACCGCAGGGTGCGCGAGCTGATCCCGGTCCAGCCCGGGCAGTGGGACGTGCGCCGCGTGTCCCGCTATGAGCTCCGGTACCGCTGCTGGGACGAGTTCGGCCTGATCGGCGAGTTCGAGCCCGACGACGTGTTCGTCCTGAATGGCCTGCAGTGGGACTGGACCAAGAGCATGGACGCGGTCAAGCTGGCCGCCTCGGCGGTCGGGCTCGCGATGGCGACCGAGCGGAGCCAGGCAGCCATGCACGAAAACGGCCTGCGCCCGAGCGGCATGTACTCGGTCGACAAGACCCTGGACGAGAAGCAGCACGAGCGCCTGACCGCCTGGATCCGCAAGTTCGTCGGCGTCAACCGGACCGGCGACCCATTCGTGCTGGACAACGCGGCGAAGTGGATCCCGACGGCGCTCACCGGCGTCGACGCCCAGCACGTAGAGACGCGCCGCCTGCAGATCGAGGAAGTCTGCCGGGTGTACGGCGTCTTCCCGATCATGATTGGCCACAGCGACAAGGCAGCCACGTTCGCCAGTTCGGAGGCATTCTTCGCCGCGCACGTGAAGCATACGCTGATGCCCTGGCACCGCGCCTGGACGCAGCGGATCGACGAGATGCTGCTGGACGGTTCGGGGCCGCTGTTTGCCGAATTCGACATCCGGTACCTGACCGAGGGTTCGATGCAGGCCCGCGCGCAGTGGGCCCGGACGATGGTCGAGCTCGGCATCTACACCCGCAACGAAATCCGCGACATGGAAGGCATGGATCCTCTGGACGGCCTGAACGACCCTCTCACGCCCCTGAACATGACCCAGGGCGGCAAACAAGGAAACGACGATGCAAAAACGACCACTTCCGAGTGACCTCGAGCGCCGCGACGCGGCCGGCGGCCGCGAGGTGCGCAACATCGCGTTCGAACTGAAGGCGGCCGGCGACGACGGCACCGTCGAGGGCTACGGCTCCGTGTTCGGCGTGCGCGACGACTACGACGACGTCATCGCCCGCGGCGCCTACGTCGCCTCGCTGGTGGCCCACAAGGCGGCCGGCACGATGCCGGCGATGCTGTGGCAGCACGACCCGAGCGCGCCGATCGGCGTCTGGACCGAGATGGTCGAGGACAGCAAAGGCCTCAAGATCAAGGGCCAGCTTGCCTTGGACACGGTCAAGGGCAAGGAAGCCCACGCGCTGCTCAAGATGGGAGCGATCAACGGGCTGTCGATCGGCTTCCTCGCGAAGCAGTGGGCGTACGACCGCGAAACCGACGTGCGGACGCTGACCGAGATCGACCTCTGGGAGGTTTCCCTGGTCACCTTCCCGGCGAACGACAAGGCGCGCATCACCGGCGTCAAGGCGTCCGATGTCGCCGGCATCAAAACCATTCGTCAAGCCGAGCAGGCCCTGCGGGATGCAGGTTTCTCGGCCGACGCGGCCAAGGCGTTGATCGCCGAGGTCAAACGCATCGCCTTCGATGAGCGGGACGCTCATGAGGCTGCTGCGGCGCTGAAGGCGGCTGAACGGCTGCTCAACTCCCTCACCTCGTGAAAGAAGATCACATGAACAAAACCATCTTGCTGGCCGTCATGGCCTCCCATTTCGCCGCCTTCCAAGTCAAGGCCGCGGTGCCGTACGAAAAACGTGAGGAGCCGAGCCTGCGCTCGGTTGCCGAAGCACTCGACAGGATCAACACCGCCTTCGCCGAGTACAAGAAGACAAACGACGAGCGCATCGAAGCCATCAAGTCCGGAAAGTCGACCGCCGAGTTCGACGCCAAGCTGGCCAAGATGGACCAGGCGCTGGACTCGCTGAGCGAACAGAAAAGCCGCCTCGAAAAGCTCGAAGGCAAGATGGCTCGCCCGGGGGCCCTGGGCGGCGGCGATGTCGACAAGAAGGAATCCGACGAAGCGATCGCCTACAAAGGCGCGTTCCTGGCCTGGATGCGCAATCCGAACGACCCGGAACGCCGCGACGCGCTGTACCGCCGCGGTAAGGAACTGAAGAAGGTCGAGACCCGTGCGGCGCCGGACGACGATGCCGACTGGGCGCAGTTCGAGACACGCTCGACCCAGACCGTGGCCGGTACCGGCTCCGCCGGCGGCTACGCGGTGCCGAAGACGATCGAGCAGCAGATCGCGCGCCTGTCGGTAGATATCTCGCCGATCCGCCAGATCGCTACCGTGCGCCAGGTCGGCACCACCGACTACCACGAGCTTTTCGACATCAACGGTTCGAGCTTCGAATGGCTGGGCGAAGGCGACACCCGCAACCAGACCAATACGCCGGATCTGGCCGAGGTCGTGCCGACCTTCGGCATGGCCTCCGCCAAGCCGCAGGCGTCGGAAGAATCGCTGGACGACCTGTTCTTCAACGTCGAGGACTGGCTGATCAGTTCGGCGGCAGAAGCCATCGCCCAGGGTGAAGGCGCAGCGTTCATCAGCGGCAACGGCACGAAAAAACCGACCGGTTTCCTCGCTGGCCTGACCCCGGTCGCAACCGGCGATGCCGGCCGCGCGTTCGGCGCCCTGCAGTACATCGCTTCGGGCCAAGCCGGCGCCCTCCCGACCAGTCTGGACACCTTCTACGACATGGTCTACGCGCTGCGCGCACGCTACCGCAACAATGCGCGCTGGGTCACCTCGAAGCTGTTGCTGGCGTCCCTGCGCAAGTACAAGGACTCGACCGGCCAGTACATGTGGCAGAACGCCGTCACGGCCGGCCAGCCGGACAGCTTCATGGGCTACCCGGTGGTCGAGGCCGAGGACATGCCGGGCGTGGCCGCGAACTCGTTCCCGCTGGCGTTCGGCGACTTCAAGGAAGGCTACCTGATCTGCGACCGCGTCGGCATGCGCGTCACGCGCGACGAGATCACCCAGCCGGGCTTCGTCAAGTTCTACGTGCGCAAGCGCGTGGGCGGCAAGCTGCGCAACACCCAGGCGATCAAGCTGCTGAAGATCGCGGCGTCGTAATCCACCAACCCGAAAAGGCCGCTGCGGCGGCCTTTTCCCCTCTGGAGCACCAATGAAACTGATCGTGATCACCGCATTCAGCTGGGCGCACCGCGGCGTCGACGTGCAGGCATACGCCAAGGGCGACGAAATCGAGACCGAAGACCAGGACCTGATCGACGTTTCGACCCGCGAAGGCTGGACCAGCGCGGCCGACGAGGCCGAGAGCGAGCAGGACGAGCTGGCCGGCGAGCTGTCGGGGGCGGCGCCGGCCGCCGCACCGCGTGCCGGCCGCGCCAAGAAGTAAGCCGATGCGCATCGACATCGCCGCCCAGCTCGCGAACGTGCGCGCCGCGGCGGCGCTGCCGGGCGCTCGCTTTGTCACCGTTCGCGGCCCGGCCGGCGCGGTGACACTTTCCACGAAGGACATCGTCGGCAAGCCCGACAACGAGCTGCTGGCGGTCATCGCCGAGCGGCTCGCCGAACAATGAAAGGTTGCCGATGAGCGAACGACTGATTGCTCCGCCCGCGGCGCTGGCCCTGTCGCTGGACGCAGCACGCCGCGCCGCGCGAGCGAGCGGTACCGCGCTGGACGCCGAGCTCACCGACAAGGTACAAGGCATCACCGAGGACGCCGAGCATATCACCGGCCGGGCGTTCATCACCCAGACCTGGGAGCTGGCCCTGAACGGTTTCCCCGACGCGATCCGGCTGCCGCATCCGCCGGTCGCCAGCGTCGTGCACGTGAAGTATTACGACGCCGCCGGCGTGCAGCAGACGCTGGACCCGCTCGACTACCTGGTCGACGCGAAAAGCGAGCCGGGCTGGATCCTGCCGGCGCCTGGCAAGGCTTGGCCGTCGACCGCCGCACGCGTCGACGCAGTCGAGGTGCGGTACGTGTGCGGCTATGGGCCCGACTGGGCGAGCGTGCCGGCGGCGATCCGCGACTTCATCGCCGGCATGCTGGAGAACCACTACTACCCGAACCCGAACGCGGAGTTCCTGTCCCGCAAACTCGACCGCTACTGGGTGCCGGGATGACGGCGCCCTTTCGACTGGACGAGCAGGTGACGATCGAGCAGCGTACGGTCGCGCGGGATCCCGACTACGGGACAGAGGTCGAAAGCTGGGCGGTGGTGGCCGAGAAGGCCTGGTGCAACGCCCAGGACCAGCTGCCGAGTCGCGGCGAATCCACTGCAAACGGCGCGGTCACTTCGGTGACGCGCACGCGGCTGCGCATCCAGGTCGACGACCGGATCACCACGGCCATGCGCGCCACGCTGCACGGCAAGGCGGACCGCGTGATGCAGATTGTTGCGGGGCCGGCCCTGCTGGACGATCGCAGGCACATCGAATTCATGCTGGAGGGATATGGCCGCCAATGAAGAAACCATCGTCGGCGGGCGGGCGCTCGACGACTTCCTGCAGCAGCTGCCGGTAAAGGTCGAGCGGAACATCATGCGCGCGGCCATGCGCGCCGGCGCCAACGAGTTCAGGAAGGGCGCGCAGGACGCCGCGCCCGTCGACGACGGCGACCTGCGCGCCAGCATCCGGGTCACGACCAGGTCGAAGAAGGGCACCGTGTACGCCTCGGTGAAGGCCGGCGGGAAGAAGGCGCCGCACTGGCACTGGGTGGAGTTCGGCACCGCCGCGCACAAGATCAAGGCCAAGCCGCAGCATGCCCTGGCGTTCAACGGCACCACCTTGCGCGAGGTCGACCATCCCGGCGCTCGGGCCCAGCCCTTCATGCGCCCGACGTTCGACGCGCGCGCGGCGGCCGCGATCGCCGCGACGGCGGCCAAGATCCGCGAGCGCCTGACGAAAGAAGGCATCAACGTTCCAGCACCGGAGGAATCATGAGTGTGAAGGTCATCCGCGCGCTGCTGGCCGGCGCCGCGCAGGTGGTGGCGAAGGTGCCGCCGGCCCGGATCGCGGCCGGCGTCGTGAAGGAGGGCACGCCGCTACCGGCATACGGCATCACCGAGGTCAGCTCGGTACCTGTCGGGGCGATCGACGGCCAGGCCGAGTACTCGGTCGTGACCAGCCGCGTGCAGGTGACGGCGATGGCGAAGACCTACCCCGAGGTGAAGGAGCTGGTCGACCTGGCGCGCCGCGCCTGCAACTTCCAACGCGGCCAGATCGCCGGCAACGGCGTCGTCAGCATCGTGCGCGGCACGGTCGGGCCCGACCTCGAGGACGACGCCGGCCAGCACTTCCAGAGCATCGACTTCATGGTCACGTACCACGAGCAGAACTAGCCTCACCACCATCACCAACCAGGCCCGCACAGCATCCGCTTGCGGGCTTTTTTCATACCCGAAGGAGAAGCATGGGAACCGCAAGCGGAGTATTCAAGCAGGTCACCTACAAAGTGGAGACCACCTACGGCGTGCTGCCGACCGCCACCGCAGCGCAGGCGCTGCGCCGCGTGACGTCCGGCCTGGACCTGACCAAGGACACCTACCAGTCGAACGAGATCCGGCCCGACTTCCAGCTGGCGGACTTCCGCCACGGCCTGCGCAAGGTCGGTGGCTCGATCAGCGGCGAGCTGTCGGCCAAGACCTGGGGCGACTTCATCGCGGCCGCGCTCAAGAAAGACTTCGTCGCCGGCGTGTCCGTCACCGGCGCCTCGATCACGATCGGCGGCGCCGCCGGCGCCTGGACCATCACGCGCGCTGCAGGCTCTTGGCTGACCGACGGCGTCAAGATCGGCGACGTGGTCCGCCTGACCGCCGGCACCTTCAACGCCGCCAACCTGAACAAGAACATCCAGGTCACGGGCGTAACGGCGCTGGCGCTGACCGGCATCGTCCTGAATGGCTCCGCACTGGTGGCCGAGGGCCCGATCGCGAGCGCGACCGCCACGGTCATCGGCAAGAAGACTTTTACCCCGCAGACCGGCCACACGGACAAGTCGTTCTCGATCGAGCACTGGCACCCGGACGTCCCGGCGAGCGAGGTCTACAGCGGCTGCAAGGTGTCGAAGATCACCTTCACGCTGCCGGCGACCGGCATGGCGACCGTGGCCGTCGAGTTTGTCGGCAAGGATGCGACCGCCAGCGCTTCGCAGTACTTCACCAGCCCGACCCCGGTGACGGTCACCGGCACCATGGCGGCCGTGAACGGCGTGGTCAAGGTCGGCTCGGCTACCGGCGGCACGATCACCAGCGCGAGCATCGAGATTTCGTGCGGCCAGGCCAGCGAGCCGGGCATCGGCTCGAACACGGCCGACCAGGTCGCCACCGGGCGCGTCATCGTGACCGGCCAGATCACGGCAAAGTTCGACTCGACGTCGCTGCGCGATGCCTTCTACAGCGAGACCGAGACCAGCGCCTACCTTGCCTTCACGGCGGACAACACCCCGGCATCCGACTTCATCGCGTTTGCCCTGAACCGCATCAAGGTCAACGGTGCGGCCAAGGACGATGGCGAGAAGATCCTGATCCAGACGATCCCGTTCCAGGCGCTGCTGAACACGGACGGCGGCGCAGGCCAGCCGGAAGACCTGACCACGCTGGCGATCCAAGACAGCGCCGTGTAACCCCTTAGCCGCACCAGCGGCAACCCAGGCACCGACCGGCTGCCGTCGCCTTTCGCGGGCGCGGCGGCCGGCACGGGCATTTTTCCTACCCTCCGCGAAAGAGAAAAACCATGAACATGAACACCGCACAACCGTCCGACCTGCTGACCAAACTGGTGGCCAACCTCGACATCGACGCCTTCGACGACGTCTACAGCGGCAAGCTGGTCCTGGTGAACCCGAAGACCAAGGAGCCGACCAGTACCTACATCGAGTTGGCCAGCCCGGAACACGAGTCGCGCAAGCGCATCGACCTGACGCGCACCCGCAAGCTGCGCGCCGAGTTCGCCGCCACCGGCAAGATGCCCTCGAGCGATCCGCTGGAAGACATCGAGGACGAGACCGACTACCTGGTGGCCTCGGTGCTGGGCTGGAACGTCGTGCGCGGCGGCCAGCCGGTGGAATGCACGCCGGCCAACGTCCGCGCGCTGTTGACCGACCCGACCAAGCAATGGCTGCGTGGCCAGGTGCGCGCCGGCATCCACAAGACCGAGCTTTTTATCGCCGACTCCGCGAAAGCCTGACGGAGTGCTGCCGCGCCGAGTACGAACTATCGGAGCGACAGGGTGACGGCGCCACGCTGCGCACGCACCTGCAGCGCGCCGCCCGGAACACCGGCGCGTCCGACCCGCGGCTGAACATTCCATGGCCCCGGGCCGGCCGCCCGATCTGGGAGGCGTTCCGGGGGATCGGGCGCTCGATCACGGCGAACGGCCCCGGGCCGATCCAGCCGGAGAACATCCTGGCCTACCAGCAGCTGCACGGCGTGCGGTTCACGCCATGGGAGCTGGACGTGATCGACGCGTTCGACGCCGTGGCGCTGGAAACACTGAAGAAGAAGGACTGAAGGGGCACCTCCGGGGGCCCCTTTCGCATTGGAGAAGCGAATGATCATCGGTGACATGGAGATTCGGCTGCGCGCCGACATTGCACGCCTGCAGCGCGACATGGACGACGCCCGGCGCGTCGTCGGTGGCGCCATGGACGGCATCGCGCGCGCGGCGGCGCTGGCCAAGGGTGCGCTGGCGGGCATCGCGGCCGGCCTGTCGCTCGGTGCGCTGGCCCACCAGGTGATCGACGCGCAGCGCGAGTTCGACAAGCTCAACGCTTCCCTGATCACTGCGACCGGGTCGACCGCGAACGCGGCCGGCGCATTCAAGGCTCTGCAGGCGTTCGCGGCCACCACGCCGTACAGCGTGGCCGAGGCGACCGAGGCATTCATCAAGATGCGCAACCTCGGCCTGGACCCATCCGAGAAGGCGCTGCGCTCCTACGGCAACACGGCGGCGGCCATGGGCAAGGGCCTGAACCAGATGGTCGAAGCCGTCGCCGACGCCGCCACCGGCGAGTTCGAGCGCCTGAAGGAGTTCGGCATCACCGCGAAGCAGAACGGCGATCGCGTGGCGCTGACCTTCAAGGGCATGACGTCGCTGATCGGCAACAACGCGACCGAGATCCAGGGCTACCTGCGCAAGCTGGGCGAGACGGATTTCGCCGGCGCGATGGACCGGCGCGCCGACACGCTGGACGGCGCGATCAGCAACCTCAAGGACGCCTGGGACGGCCTGCTGTTGAAGGTCTCGCAGTCGGGCCTGGGCGACGCCGCGCGCGGCGCGGTCGCGAAGCTTTCTGACGTGCTTGGCTCGCTGGGCGACCGGGTCGGCCAGCTTTCGGGCGCTCTCACGACCGGCGCCAAGGTCGGCGCCGCGTACATCGGGGCTTTCGTCGTCGCGCCGGCCGCCTTCAGCGCAGCGGCTACTGCTATCGGTACCCTGCAGGTCCAGCTCGCGCTCGCGCGCATGGAAATGGCGAGCGGCGCGTCGGCGGCGAGCCTGTTCTCGGTAGGCCTGGGCGGCGTCACGGTATCCGCACAGCTGGCGGCCGGCGCCCTGGGCAAGCTGAAGGTGGCCGCAGGCGTGCTGTTCGCTGCGTTCGCAGGCTGGGAGATCGGCACCTACCTAAGCGAAAACTTCGTCGAGGCGCGCGTGGCTGGCCTCGCGTTCGTTGGCGCTACGCTCAAGGGATGGGAGAGCGTGAAGTACGGCGCCCAGATGGCGTGGGAGGAGATCGGCTTCGCTTGGGACAAGACCATCGGCACCATGAAGGAAGGCTTCGCCACCTTCCTGTCCGGCGTCGCCTCGGGCCTCAGTCTGGTTGGCGCGAAGGACACGTCGAAGGACATCCAGGCGTATGCCGATCAGCTGCGCAGCGCGGCCGCCGCACAGGGCACGTTCGCCGAGCGCACCGCAGGGATGACGGCAGCCCACAAGGCCGCGATGGACCAGATCGACGACAACATTGTCGAATTGGTGCAGTACGAAATGACCACGAAGAAGGTGGCGGATACCGAGCTCGGCCAGTACCAGGTCCGGCTGAGCGCCGACGAAAAGCGCAAGAAGGCCAAGCTGGACATCCTTGAGATCGAGAACCGGCTGAACGGCGTCAACGGCCAGACAGCCGGCGAGCTGGCGAAGCTGAAGGTCGCGCTCGACGCTGGCGCCATCAGCCAGCAGGAATACGCGAAGTACACGGCCAAGATCAACAAGGAGGCGCGCGAGAACTCAACCGTCTACAAGGACGCGGTGAAGCAGATCGACCTGCAGACCGAGGCACTGAAGCGCCAGGCCGCCGCGCGCGCCTTCGACAACCAGCAGCTGCAGCTGCAGCTCGGCTTCCTGAACCGCACCGGGCAGCTGAACGGCGAGGACTTCATCAACAAGGGTGCTGACGCCGACATCAAGGCGATGCGCGACCAGATTGAAATGCTGGAGAAGCAGAAGAAGCTGGAAGGTGAAAAGATCGAGAACAAGAGCAAGGTGCTCGAGCTCAAGGGACAGATCGACCAGGCGAACAAGGACATCGACGCGCGCGAGGTGAAGCGCGAAAACGACCTTTTCGAACAAGAGCAGCAGCGCTACCGGCTGGCAGTGAACAACACGGCCGACCTCATCGAAGCGGCGCAGGCCCAGGCGAAAGCCCAGCAGGACCAGACCCGGGAGCAGCAGGATTACATTGATGCCCTTGGCATGACCGGCATGCAGCTTGCGGAGTTGACAGCCGCCCGGTTGCGTGACCAGGCCGCGCAGCTCGACAGGAAGGCCGAAATTGCGATAATCGAGGAACAAACCGCCGCCTATCGCGCGCAGGCGGAAGAGCTGCGCAAGCAGGCCGGTCTCGCCGTCAGCGCCGAGCGGCTGAAGGAGCAGCAGGAGTTCTGGGGCGATGTCGAGCGCACCGCCCACGACACCTTCGTGTCGATCGCGGACGGCGGCAAGGACGCGTTCACGCGGCTGAAAGAGTCGGCGAAGAACATCTTCTTCGAGTGGCTGTACCAGATGACGCTCAAGAAGTGGGTGATCAACATCGGCGCGGCAACGGACGGTGCTGGCGCGGTGGCCGGCCTACAGTCGGGGTCAAGCCTGCTCACGCAGGGCGGCAGCATCCTGGGCGCGGCGTCTAACCTGTACAGCACGCTCACCGGCGGTATGACGGCAGCCGGCGGCCTCGGGACTGGCTTCATGGGCAGCCTGGCCGGCGGTCTCGACGGTGTATCAGCCGGCGCGTCAGCAACGAGGTTAGGTTTGACCTCGAATTTCGGCGTTTCGATCGGGAATAGCATCGCTGATGTGGTTGGCCCCCAAATCGCGGGCGCACTGTCGTCGGGCCTTGGCGCGATCGCGACCGCGCTGCCGTGGATTGGCGGCGCGCTGGCGGTGGCCGGCCTGGCCAAGGCGGCATTCGGTCATGGCCCGCGCGAGTACACCAGCAGCACCCTGACCGGCTCGATCGGCACCGATGGCTTCTCGGGCGCCGTGAACAACGCCTGGAAGGAGAAAGGCGGCTGGTTCAGCAGCGACCGTCATGGCGTGGATTCGAAAGCCGCGGATCCGGCGCTGGCCGCTGGCCTGACGTCGACCTACCAGGTGCTGAAGGATGCGACCGGCTCCTACGCCAAGGTGCTCGGGCTGAATGCGGACAGCATCGCCAATCGCACCCAGGCGATCAGCATCGCCCTGGGCAAGGACGAAGCGGCGAACCAGAAGGCGATCGCCGACTTCTTCGCCGGCGTGGGAGACCAGCTCGCGAAGGAACTGGCGCCGGACCTGGACAAGTTCGCGAAGTCCGGTGAGTCGGCGTCCGCGGTGCTGCAGCGGCTGGCCAGCGACTTTCAGGTGACCGACCAGGTGGCCCAGCTGCTGGGCTCGACAGGCGAAAAGCTGTTCGGCTCGTCGGGAATGCAATCCGCGGCCGCGCGCGAGCAGCTGATCGGCGCCGCCGGCGGGCTGGCCATGCTGACCCAGCAGGCGCAGGCTTTCAGCGAGAACTTCCTGACGGACGCCGAGAAGTTGGCGCCCGTGGCGACCGCCCTGGACAAGGGTCTGTCCAGCCTCGGCCTGAGCACGATCCCGACCACCCGGGACGAGTTCAAGGCCCTGGTGCAGGACATGATCGCGTCCGGCGCCGCGGCGACCGAGACCGGCGCGAGCCAGCTGGCCTCGCTGCTGGCCTACAGCGACGCGTTCGCCAAGGTCCACCCGCAGATCGACGCGGCGGCCGAGGCGGCGGAGAAGGCTGCGGCGGCCATGCAGGCCATGAAGGATTCGGCCAGCACCCTGTTCGCCGGCGTCAACGATGCGTTCGGTGCGCTGCAGCGCGTGGTCGACCGCGAAAAGTCGGCGGTCCAGGTCAGCATCAAGGCCCAGACCGCGGCTGTGGAAAACCTGCAGTCGCTGTCGCAGGCGCTGCATGGCGCGCTGGATAGCTATTCGGTCCCGGATGACCAGATGGCGAGCCGGGCGCGCGCGCAGGCGGAGATCCGCGCAAACCTGGCGATCACCAGGGCAGGGGGCTCGCTCTCGGCCGGGCAGGTCGACTCGCTGAAGAAGGCGCTGAGCGTGGTCACCCAGGACGCGAGCTCGCAGTTCAGCTCGTACTACGACTACGTGCGCGACCTGGCACAGACCAAAAGCGACATCGCCCAGCTGGCCGGCGTCACCGATGATTCCCTGTCGGTGGAGCAGCGCTCGCTGGCCGCCCTGCAGGACCAGCTGCAGCGCCTCGACGACATCGTGGCCAACGGCCAGGCGCAACTCGACGCTTTGCACGGGCAGTCGGTGGCGACGCTGTCGCTGGCCCAGGCCATGGCGGCGTTCCAGTCGTCGATCGGATCCGCGCAGGCGAATCCGGTTGTCAGCGGCACGGCGACCATTGCCGGCTTCTACCAGGACCTGCTCGGCCGCGCCCCGGACCAGGCCGGCCTGCAGTACTGGCTGGATGCACTGGCGAAGGGCAACTCGCTCGACGCGATCCGCTCCGGCTTCATGGATGGCGCCGAGTACAAGGCCCGCCAGAAACGGCTCGGTATTCCGGGCTTTGCGAACGGCGGCGACTTCGCCGGCGGCTTGCGGGCGGTGGGCGAGGTCGGCGTCGAGATCGAGGCGACTGGTCCTTCGCGGATCCACAGCACGCAATCGATCGTGGACGCGCTGCGCAACCCGTCGAGCAATAGCGAAGCGCTGGTGGCCGAGATCAAGCTGCTACGCGTCGAAGTCAAGCAGCTGCGCGAGGCGAATAGTGCAGAGAACCGCGCGATCGCCAAGGGTGCACAGCAGACCGGGGAAATCCTCGATAAATGGGATGCCTCCGGGCAGCCTCAAACAAGGACAGCTTGATGATTATTGTTGATCCTGTAAGCCTGGGCGACGTGGCCTGCACGCGCGCGTCGTCCAAGTGGGTATTCGACCGATCAGGCACGCTAATACAGGTGCCGGCCGATACCCTTGCCGTGACCTATGACCCGAACGACCTGACCAAGGCGCCATATGCACTAGTGGAGCCGGCAGCCACGAATCTTGTCGTGAACTCGGGGGCAATCAACCTCTGGACGATCGTTTCGTACATCACGCCAACCACAAACGCTGCGGCTGCACCTGACGGCACGGTGTCGGCGGAATATATGGATCTGACCAACCCTGTAGACTACTCGCCATTCCAGCAAGGCTACAGTACCGTCGCGGGCAGCAAGTACGCGTTCTCGATTTACGTGAGGGCCGGAACGTCCAAGAATTTCACGATCCGCCTGATCTCGGGCACGCTTGACGCATTCGCAGATTTTGATCTGTCTACTGGTGCGCAGCCGGTCATTTCGGGCAGCATGACCGCCCGTTTTGCGGAGGCGCTGCCTAACGGCTGGTTTCGCGTCGAAGTTACGGCCACGGCGCAGGGCCCCGGGCTTACTTCTTACATCTACCCTCGTACGCAATTCCCCGGTGGCGTCAGCGGCGGCATTTACTGCTGGGGCGCGCAGTTTGAACTGGGCAGCAAAGCCACCAGCTACATTCCGACCGCTGGCGCGACAGTCACACGCCCTGCCGACGTCATTGCCGTCGGCGCCGGCCTGGTGTATTCGAACATTGCGATCGCCGAACCGACCTACAGCGCCACGACCACGTACGCTCAAGGGGCGCCGGCCTACGACCCGGTGAGCCACGTTGTCTACCAGTCCGTCATCGCGGGAAATGTAGGCAAGCAGCTGACCGACCTTACGGCATGGACACCACGCGGTGCGACGAATCGGTGGGCCATGCTGGACCAGTACAACAATACGCAGACGACCAACCCTGACGAGATCCTGCTGGTGCTATCGCCTCAAGCGATCAGCCAAGGTCTCTACCTGGGCAATGTTTTTGCCGACGAGGTGCGGGTCAGTGTGGTCGACCAGGTGGAAGGTCTGGTCTACAGCGAAACCAAGTTGCTGGTTGAATCAAACTCGGGCTCGAGCTTCTTCAACTGGGCTTTCAAGCGGATAAGGCGGAGGGACTACTTCCTGACGCTGAAGCTGCCGGCCTACGCCAACGCCCTGGTGACGATCAGCCTGCGCAAGGTTGGCGGCACGGCGAAGTGCGGTATGTGCGCCGTGGGCCCTGTGGACGATTTCGGCCCGACGCTTGCGGGCCTGTCGACTGAAGGGAAGGACTACTCGTCGACCACATTCAATTTCGACGGTACCAGCAGCACCGTAATCCGCCCGTACGCCAAGCGCGTGACCTGTGACGTGATGATCTCGAATGACCAGATCGACTACCTGCAGGCGCGGCTATTCGATCGCCGTCAGCAGCCGCTGGTCTGGGTCGGCGGCCCATATGGCAGCACGGCGGTCTACGGGCGATATGGCAGTTTCAAGAATGTGTTCCAGTACCCGGCGCATTCACTCATGAACCTCACGATTGAAGGAGCCGTTTGATGGCGATTTCCACATTCCTTGACCCGACGCAGATGCCGGCGCGCACGCAGGACCAGCAGACATTCGACAACCTGATGGCGGCTTTCATGCAGAAGCTGCCGACCTTCGGCGCTGAGGTCAATGCCACAGCCGCCCTCATCAACAGCCTGGCCGCTGGCGGGGCGTACGCAATTCCGGTCGTATTTAGCACGCTCACAGCAGACGCTGACCCTAGCTCGACCGGCGTCGCCGGCATGCTCCGGCTGGACAACGCAACGCAAAGTTCAGCGACTACGATCCGCGTCGACCTGCTGAACTCCGCCAGCCAGGATGTTTCGCCCATCGTGAACACATTCGCAGATTCGACAAGTGTCGTGAAGGGGCATATTCGCCTAGTGAAGCAGGGCGACGCCAGCAAATGGCTTCAGTTCGCGGTCACCGGCATGGCATCACCAACCGGATACCGTAATGTTTCCGTGACGCCGATGTCTGGCAGCTCGGCGAGTCCGTTCGCCAACAACGACGCACTGATGCTGTTCTTCCAACGCACCGGCGACGCGGGTGCCACCGGCCCCGTGAACACCATCCCCCACGCCAAGTTCAGCGAGCAGTATACAAGCGGCACGGGCGGCGGTGCGACTGGCACAGGTACGGTGACGCGCCCGCTGAACACGGTAGTCGACAACAACATCACCGGCGCGTCGCTGGCGTCGAACGTGATCACGCTGCCGGCAGGGACCTATGATTTTCAAGGGCGCGCCGGCGCCGTAGGCACGGTGAACGGGTTCAACCGGGTGCAGCTGCTGAACGTCACGGACAGCATCACGTATTACGGCAGCGGTCGCGCTCTGGGCAACAGCGGCACGAACGACAACGTCGACAGCATCATCACCGGCAGATTTACGATCAGCGCGTCAAAGACGTTCCGGCTGCAGTCCTACGTCGGCGCCAACTCGACAAACTTCGGCGCACCGATGAACAGCGGCGGGCCAGAAATTTACTCCGAGATTGAATTCTTTAAGGTCGCATGATGGAAAATACTCGCTACGTAACCTATACCGAAGACGGCGCGCTGGACGGCTGCTACCTGCAAGAGCCGCCCGAGGAGCACGTCGATCGCATGATCGAGATCGACGAGGCCCAGGCGGCAGCCTGGGTGAACATGCGCGCCAACGCCGCGCGCGACGGACTGGAGCCCGCTCCAGCGGTCGCGCCAACGCCAGTGATCCCCGACCAGGTCACCATGCGCCAGGCACGACTCGCGCTGCTCGGCTCCGGCCTGCTGGACCGGGTCTCGCCGGCGATTGAGGCGCTGCCCAGCCCGCACAAGGAAGTGGCGCGCATCGAGTGGGACTACTCGAGCGCTGTCGTGCGCAGCCGGCCGCTGGTGGGCATGCTGGGCCAGCAGCTGAACCTGACCGAGCAGCAGCTGGACCAGCTGTTCATCACCGCGGCGGGGCTGTAAAGCATGCGCGCCGCCTTTTACAAGGGTACGCACGCCGGTCTGCCGGGCATCTACAACCGCCTGGTGCGCTGGTGGACCCGCAGCACGTTTTCGCATGTCGAGCTGTTGCTGCTGGAGACCACCACTCCCGGCCGGGCCTACGCGGCGTCCGCCTCGTACATGGATGGGGGCGTGCGGTTCAAGGTGATCGACTTCGAACCGGAATTGTGGGAATTCGTCGGCCTTCCCGAGCAACTGTCCGAAAAGGCTTGGGACTGGTTCGGTGCGCACGAGGGGGACGCTTACGACCTGCTGGGAAACCTGCACTTCATCCTGTCGGCAGTCGGCGACGATAAGGGCAAGTGGTTCTGCTCCGAAGCCGTCGCCGCAGCGCTCGGCATGCCGAACCCGGAACGATTCGATCCCGGCACGCTGCACGCGGCTCTGACGTTCCTCAACCAACCGGCTCATGCCGGTTTTTTTTCGCCCACTGCGGCAGAAAGCGCTCCATGAACCAAACTCCTCCGCCGAGCGGCTTCGACCTCGATGCTGTGCTGAGCTGGATCCTGCTGATCGGCCTGTCCCTCTGGGGCGGCTTCGCCTCCTTCGTTCGCAAGATGAAGGAAGGCCACGTGCGCGTCTGGAACCTCACCGAGTTCGTCGGCGAACTGGTGATCTCCGGTTTTACCGGCATTGTCACGGCAAACCTGTGCGAAGCCATGAGCGCGCCGGCGCCGCTGAAATACGCCATGGTCGGTATCGCCGCCCACATGGGCTCGCGTGCCTTGTTCAAGCTGGAGACCGTGCTGAACACGAAATTCAATCTGCCGGCTGATGCGCCGATCAAGGAGACCGACAATGCCGCCTAGCGCTTTCGTCGGGATGCTGGCTCAGGCGGCACAAGCCTGCCAGCGCAAGACGGGAATCCCGGCATCGATCACCCTGGCCCAGGCTGCGCTCGAGTCGAGCTGGGGCGCGCGCGCCATCGGCAACAACCTGTTCGGCATCAAGGCAGACAAGAGCTGGACCGGGCCGACCGTCAGTTTCAAGACCACGGAGCACCTTAGCGGTCAGGACGTGAAGCTAGTCGACCGCTTCCGCGCTTACCCGAGCTGGCTCGACAGCATGGTCGACCACGCGCTTTTCCTGCTGAAGAACCCGCGCTATGCCGGCTGCTTCAGGGAGACCACCGGCACGGGCTGGGCGCAGGCGCTGCAGGCAGCCGGCTACGCGACCGATCCCGACTATGCGAAGAAGCTGCAGAGCATCATCCGGGACCGGAATCTGGCTTTCTACGACCAGGTGCAGCCGTGAGCCGCCTTGAGCAGCTGCTGGCGGGCACCCTGGTGCTGATCGTACTCGCGGTGGCCGGCTGGCTCGGCCTGCAGCATTACGGCGCCCAGCGGTTCGAAGACGGCCGCCAGAATGCGATCGCCGAGCGCGCGCAGGCCGACGCGCGTGCCGTGCTGGTGCGCACGCAGGAAAACACCGTCGTGGCCGCGCGCCAGGACGCCACCAACACCAATATCACGAAGGAGAAAGACGATGAGATTGCTGATCTGCGGCGGCGTCTTGCTGCTGCTCCAAGGATGCGCGTCGGCCCCGCAGTATGTGCCGACCGACCTCCCACCGGCGCCGACCCCGAAAGCGCCGCCGGCGGCAACGGCGCCGATCCACCCGCCACGGTGGTTTCAGCAGCGGCTGACCGAGATCTTAAGCAGCTAATCCTGGACGTCGAGCGGGACCTGGCTACCGGCCGGGCCTGTCACGCCTTCATCCGGGATAACGGCCTCGTACCTTGACCGAGGGCGGCGCTCCTTGGGGCGCGTCAGCACGCGCAGGGCAGTTTCGATCGGAACACCCTGCTCGTGTAGTGCGCGCGCGGCCGCTTGGTAGCCGGTCCTTTCCAGACCGTTGAGGGTTGCCTCGACGTACAGCTCGGTGTAGCGGTCGGTTCGTCGGTTCATGAACGTTCAGCCCAGCATGCCGTGCTGTTCGGCATATTCGAACAGCGCGTCGTTCATTCGGGTCTGCCAGCCGTCGCCCGTCGCCTTGAAAGCGTCGACCACGCGTGCGTCGAGCCGGATGCTGGTGGGCACCTTCGTCACTTCCTGCGCTGGGCGGCCGCGCGCGCGCCTCGGCTTCACCCTTGCCCATTCCTCGTCCGTGTAGGGCTGCGCATCCGGGTCCTGTATTGCTGCCGCCGTGATCGCGGCATCCTCTTCCGGAGTGGGGACCACCGTCCCCGGTTTAAGCTTCGGCATATCGTTTCACCTCTCTCGAATTGGCCTTGCGCAGGCTGATGATGCGGCGGGCTTCGCCACGGTCGACATACACCACATAGAACAGGCGGTTGCCGATGTAGCCGATGGCGCACAGGCGATCTTCGCCGTAGTTCTTGCGCTCGTCGGTCCATACCAACGCCTCGTTCCACTCGAAGTCAGCAGCGGCTGCCAGCGAGACACCGTGCTTTTCGGTGTTGCTTTCGTTTTTCGTGCTGTCGTAGGTGATGTCCATGTAATTATTGTATATACGATAAATTGTAAATGCAAGGGTTTTTTGTATATACGATAAAGGTGTGAGCTATACTCAGGTCATGTACGGAAAAGTGAAACGGCTGCGCGAGCGCGGCAGGCGCCTCAACGATCGCGAGATCGCGCAGGCGCCACATGTCGAGGGCGAGCTGACGCTCTTCGGCGTCCAGATGAGTTATGTGCTCGAGGTGAAGAATCCGGCGTCGCAAGTCGGCGACAGTCTGTTCCCGCGGCTCTATGACGCGCGCCTGACCACGATGCACAGCGATGGCATGCTGTTCAAGGGCGAGGAGCGGCCGGATGGGGAAACGGGCCCGGCCTATGTGCAGGAATGGTCAGTTAAGCTTACACCGCACCGCTGACCGGCTCGTTCTTATGTTATAAAATAACTAACATCAAGACGCCTGACTGTGACGGACGCTACCGGACGACTCGGAACGCCACCGGATGTTAATTGACGGAAACATCCTCTAGCGTTCATAATGGATTTTTGACAACGAGTCCGGTTGCGTGCGACCCAACAATGCCTTATGCAGAAATCAAAAGAGCGGTTAATTTCATTCTTCGATGTCGTCTTGACCGCGTATACTTATGGCAACAAGCTGGACTTGCCGCCGTTTAGGCTCTTGACGTTCATGCAGCAGATCGACGCCTGGCACAGAGCCGGCACTTGCCCGAAGCTCGGCAGGAATTCGGCAGAGACTGTTTATTTGGCTGATATCAATATTCAACCGAATGGTAAGCGCGTCGATTTGTTGATCAACCGTTCTGATCGGGATGCATCGGATACCGTGTATTCAGACCCGCAAAGCAACGCGGTACGCAGTTTTCCGAAGAATGCTGGCGAAGGAAATGATTTCTCGGCTCATGTGGTCATCAACCTCGCGGCGCGCGGCAGTACTTATGAAGCTGCGCTCGAGGGCTCGCCTGGACTCTCCAGTAGCAAGATTGCTTTGTTCTTGAATTATCTGATCAGGCATTGCATAAAGAGCAATAAGCCCGCTTTTAGGGTGCCGCATCCCGACGGTTCGACCGATACTGCCGGAGTGCCGCGAACGGTTACTGCATATCATAAAGTGGAAATGAGGGGACATCCGTCACCCGATCTGCTCCAGAGCATAAACGGGGGCGTGCTCGACTCTATCGAACTGATCGACAAAAGAAAAAGAAACCTCAACTGGGATTCAAACGGCAATACGAAAGAGATTCAGCGCACGGTGAGTCTGCGGGTTGGGCCGAAAGCAAATGCGAAAAACTTCAGCAGAATTCAAGAGGCTGCTGCCTTGGCCGTGGCGCGTCACTATAGTGAGGCTCGCGTCAAGTTCACAGGGCCCAACGGTGTACCAGGTACGGTGACGCTCGAGACGCAGACCATGCAGTTGGCCCAGGATTCGTTGTACGTGAAAAAGGAAAAAATCTCTGGATTCTCGTCCCTGCTCGAGTCGTCGAGCCAGAGCTTGAATCAGGAGATTGTCGACAAAATGGCGCGACTCCTCTAGGAGATTTATGGTTATCAATCAACTTCTTCGGCCGGTCTTTGGATACCTCGCGATTCAACACCCAACGAAAAGATTTGTAGACTGGGTGCTGCCCGCCGGGCTAAGCCTCATCGCGACTTTGGTAATATATTTATCGAGGGCACACCTGAATTTTTTCGGCAGTGGTGGGGTGATTAGTTTGGTCTTGGGATACGTCCAGAATCTGCCCGGCTTTTACATAGCAGCGCTAGCGGCAATTGCTACGTTCGCCAGGCCAGACATCGATGTTCTTATGCCAGGCGATCCTCCGCCGAGGATCTTGAGTGAGGATAACCGAGGCGTCGTGAATCTCATTCAATTGACACGGCGCCGCTTCCTTTCCCTCCTGTTCGCGTTTTTGACGATGGAGTGTATTGTCTTGACACTTCTCTCGATCGCGATGATATCGGCCGCGCCGGGGATTCTTCCGCTTCTCAGTGAGCTGGGCCATAAGATTGCCTATGCTCTTACCGTATTTTTCTATTTCCTGGTCCTGTTCCAGCTGCTTATTGCAACCCTATGGGGACTTTACTACCTGGGTGAGCGGATTCATCAATCCTAAGTTTTTAGCAGTCACTCGGCACGCTGAAGAGGCGATGGTCAACGACGTCGGGCGTGGCCATGCAGCGAGAATTAGGTCCTGACGGTCATGGTCGCGGATTGCGTATTACCTGTCTCGACAATGAATAACTCGTCAAGGGGCCGCTAACTTGATATACAGGGATATCAAGTTTTGACTCCTTAAACGCCAAGAAAAATTTTTCTTTATCTGCCGGTGGCATGCGCATTCCAAGCGTGATATGTGAAATCGCCTCCTTCTGGAATCTGTATATTCCTGGGCCGCGTTTATCCGAAAGTGAATGAGCGTCTGCTACTGTCGTTTCCGGGCAGTAGCGGTAATACTCAGCTTCCCGATCTTCCTTAGGCATCGATGGTTTGATGATCCGCCATTCCCTTTCATATTCCCAGCATTTTGCTTTTCGCAAAAACCCCTTATTGAACATCGTGTCGGTATCATCCTCCGGGCGCAAGATGACTGGAAATTCATCCTGATACGCGACTGGGAACGCGATTTTGAATACATCTATATTGCTGTGGAAGCCAACGCATATTCCTTTGTGATGGTCCGCGTAATGTGACCACATCAGCGAATTGTTCCACTCGGTTGCAAGGCAGAGCACCCCGACCTGATCAAGAACACTGTCTATCGAGATGCTGGAAAAAGAATTTACTGTACCGGCAATATGTTTTGCCTCGCTAACTTTCTTGAACCTGTCGGCTCCCTTAAATCCAAGTTTTTTGTATTTCTTATGTAAGAACTTGTCAAGTTCCTTTCCGCCGGTTAATTTGAAGCCAGGGCGGCAATCGAAGGGGTCATTGAATTTTTGTCGACTAGAAAACTGAAGTGAATCGCCTTTCAAGAAGCCAGGTAACCAATCGCCGATAGGCGTATAGCGATAAAAAATTGGGGGCATTTTTAGATTTGGATTTGTAGCAGTTGTCATGGTCTGGCTGAAGATTATGCAGATGCGCGGATGGCAGTTACTGATGCGATCTCTGGCTGTTTTCCGCAATAGTCAGCCCAGACCTGCATGAGCACCTTACGTTTTTCGATCAGGTCCCCACGCCGGTAGGCCGCCTCGACCTTGTCAGGCAGGCTGTGCGCAAGCGCGTGCTCGCACACCTCGCGAGGGAACGAGTTCCCGATGGACTCGGCGCACCAGTCCCGGAACGTGGACCGGAACCCGTGCATGGTGATGTCGCCACGGTCCATCCGACGCAGTACGGCCGTCAGGCTCATGTCCGACAGCATGGCCCCCTTGCGCTGGCCCGGGAACACGTAGTCGCCGACGTCGGGCATGGCCTTGATCAGCGCGAGCGCCGCGGTCGACAGCGGCACGCGGTGCTCGCGCCCGGCCTTCATGCGCTCAGCCGGCACCGTCCAGACGGCCGCGTCGAGGTCGAACTCCTCCCACCTCGCGCCGCGCACCTCTCCCGACCTGGCCGCCGTCAGGATCCCGAATTCGACGGCCCGCGCGGATGAACCCTCGCGCTGGCGCAGCTCGGCCATGAAGGCCCCGATTTCCTGCCAGGGGAGGGCAGCGAAGTGCTGGACCTTTGTGACCTTGCGCGGCTCCGCGAGCAGGTTCTCCAGGTGGCCGCGCCAGCGTGCCGGGTTCTCGCCGACGCGGAACTTGCTGACGGTTGCCCAGTCGAGGATGTTCTCGATCCTGCTGCGCACGCGGGTCGCGGTCTCGGTCTTAGTATTCCAGATCGGCTGCAGGACCTTCATCACCATGGCGGTGTCCACGGCCGCGACCGGCAGGCCGCCGATGGTCGGGCTCGCGTAGTTCTTGAGCGAGTTTTGCCATTGCACGACGTGCTTGTCGTTCTTCCAGCTGCTGCTGTGCGCTGCGATATACTCGCTGGCGCAATGGTCGAACGTGACGGTCTTCGCGCGCTCGAGCGCGGCCTCCAGTTTGACCGCGTTCCTGGCCTCCAGCGGGTCAATGCCCTCAAGCAGGGAAGCGCGGCAAGCCTTGGCCTTTTCGCGGGCCTGGGCCAGCGTCACCGTGTGCAGGGCGCCGAGTCCCATTTCCCGTTGCTTCTTCGCGAGCGTATACCGGAAGATCCAGCTCTTCGTGCCGCTCGCAGACACCTGCAGGTACAGGCCGGCGCCGTCGCCGTAATAGCCAGGTTTGCTGGCGCGCGACACGGCCAGCGCGGTCAGTTTCTCGACTGTCCTTGCCAATTCCTACCCCCATTCCTACCCACGTGAACCCTACGGATTTTACCGGATTCTGGCGAACTCAGCCGGACAATCTCGGGGCCCACAATCCCTTTGAATTCAGGGACATACGGACGTGCGCGGACAAAGCCGGACATCACTCAGGAGGATGTCCTCGCCTCCATTTTTACAAATTTCCCCTATGGGAGCGCTTATGGTTCAGCGCCTACCCACATTTCTACCCACATCCTAAATTGGCTCGGCTTTCACGCCTCGTGGCAG